GCAGAAAAGGTGGGAGTGTAGATGTCAACACACGCATATGCATTAATGCCTGGCGGCGGTCGGATGTATCCTCGCAAGTATTATCAGCGATACTTCCACCTTAGTTCTCACTGGACTGGCTATCAGACATTAAAGAGTAAAGCAATAAAGGTTGGATTCGTCGCACTAGCTGCGTTGTACCACGTAAAAACATTTGCCGACAACGTTGAGAAAATTGGGATGGCTGTGGGTGCACCAGCGAGCAGCTTCTATCACTTTTTGTGAGGTAGTCTTTGAGAAAGCATCCTCTTGCTCGGTGCGAGGAATGCCCTTTTCAATATGAGCCTTTCGTACCGACGCAGAATCCACATCCTGCGGCGAGGCTAGCTGTTATTGGGGAAGCGCCTGGTGCGTACGAAGCCGCGCGTGGTATACCATTTACCGGACCATCTGGTAGATTGCTCGATCAGGTGCTCAAACATCATGGTTACGATCGTTCCAAAATTATGGTAACGAACGTCTGTTTGTGCCGACCTGAAAACAATGATGACCCACCAAAGGCAGCGGTTGCGGCCTGCAAGCCACGATTAGACGCTGAGATCGCCGAAGCCGGGTTAGACTCGATTATAGCGGTGGGTGGTACGGCAGCCTCCGCGTTAATTAACCCAAAGCGCAAAATTTCAAATTTACGAGTTTGCAAAGCCAAACCGTACATAGAGGACGACCGGATAAACGTTGTAGCGACATGGCACCCGGCTTATTGTCTTCGGGCTCCAGATGCATTCCCATCATTCGTTTCTGATTTAGGAAAACTAAAGGCAAATAACAATGTACATTGGACTGAACCAAACTATAGATCATTTGAAGATGGAGGGGTCATACTCCAAGCCATCGATCGCTTGGCAACAGTGGCGGGGCCTCTTGTTATCGACATTGAATGCGGCGTTGAAAAAGACATCTCTTACGTTCATCCAGACCAATACAATTTACTCTGCGTGGGTATTTCATACGCGCAAGGGAAAGCAGTGGTATTCGGTGGAAGTGGACTTCACGAATCAAAAGTACAGATTGCTCTCCGCGATCTACTTAAAAACAGGAGAATTATCGCCCATAATGGTAAATTTGACCTGGCAGGATTATACCCAATCCTAGGACCATTAGAACTATGGTTCGATACGATGCTTGCATCGTATTGTTTAGATGAAAGGCCAGGTCTACACAGCCTTGAAAAGCTTTCCATTGAACATCTTGGTTCACCCGATTGGAAGGGTGACATACAAAAATATCTACTTAGAGGTGGAAAGGATTATAGCAACATCCCGAAGCCCGTGCTGTACAAGTATAACGCGATTGATACATGTAACACTCGTAGTCTATGGGAAATATTCAGTGCAAAGATGGGACCGGGCTCTCGTGAGTTGGCAGAACATACCTTCCTCGTTAAAGCATCCAATGCGCTTATGAATCTTGAACGTGCTGGTATTAAATTCGATAGTGATTACAGTGAAGATTTGGGCAAAGAATTCGAGAAAGAACTATTCGATCTGGAATTGGAAATCAGCAGAATCACAGGGAAGAATCTCAATCCTAGATCTCCACAGCAGGTCACTCGGTACTTAGCTGAGAATGGCGTTATAGTAACAACAACGGAAGCTGATGTTCTTGAGCAGTTACTGGAAAGGGAGGTAGGAGTTTCGGATTTCATTAAAAAGCTTCTTCTCCATCGTAGGAGGACAAAACTCTATGGCACATACGTTAAAGGTTTTCGTAAGCGCCTGCATCACGATAAGATTTACACGACGTATACATTACATGGAACTACATCGGGACGGCTTGCGTCCAAAAACCCTAACATGCAAAATATCGTCAGGGACAAAAGGATCAAACACCAATTTACGGTGGAAGATGATAGTCATATCTTCGTCCACGCAGACTACAAACAAGCGGAGGGTCGTGTCATCACGACACTGGCACACGACGAATACCTCCGGTCGATTTTCTTAGATGAGACTAGAGACATCTTCGATGAACTATGCAATGATATCTATGGTGTAGGTAAATGGGTTAAAGAAAATCGTGTAAGTATGAAATCAATCTTCTACGGAAATGCCTACGGACGTGGGGTCAATGCGATTGCACTCGAACTACAACAGCAAGGATCGAGCATCACCCTTGAAGAAACTAGAACTCTTATGCGTGAGTTCAATAATCTTATTTCTAGTGTTATCACATGGCAGGCATCGGTCAAGCACAAAGTTCTCTCGGGCGATGATCTTACTACACCTTTCGGGCGCAAAAGATCATTCTGGCTCATCACAGAACAAAACAAATCCGAAGTCCTCAACGAAGCCCTCAGTTTCTTACCTCAATCCATCGCTTCGGATATCTGCCTCTCCGCTCTTACAGAACTTCAACCGAGATTACAAGGTCTCGCCACTACAAGATTATCCATCCACGACGCCATCATTTTCGAATGTAGAAAAACCGACGCCGAAGAAGTGGAATCTATTGCTCGTGAAGAAATGGTTGCGTCCGGGTTAAGATTTACTGATTATGTACCTTTCGCCATCGATGTATCTACCGGAAAGCGCTGGTCAGAACTGTGAAATTACGAGAGAGAATAATAAAATTCATTTCATGGCTTAAAGTTGAAGACAAAAAAGCACTACCATGCCCATGTGGCAGAGAAGATTCTCACATTCATATATCAAGTCTACGCCCACGGGAGGATGACTAGTGAGAGTAACACGACTACATCATGGACACACTTACTCCGTGAAAACTAAAACTAGAACTCCGTATACCGAAACCTATACCCAACCAATTCACAACGTTATCATGGCTAAGTTGTATCACAAGTGGGAAAGGCTGACGTGGAAATTATACAGATTTATAGAACAGCGCGTTGACTTTCGTGATGATATACCGTACACTAACAGACAAGACATTAGGTGTTTCTTTCTTAATGAAAAGAACAGGGTAATCATAGATACAAAGTACGGTGAGGAAGAACATGCCGAATGAACCTAAAGATCCATTTGGTGCACTCGCGGATGGTGCCGTGGCAATGCATGAGATATTTACAGAATATGTTAAAGCTGGATTTACCAGAGTCGAAGCATTGAAAATAGTTATAGCGATGCTAACAAATAGTCAACAGCGAGGGGAAGGAGATGCCAATGAGTGAATTTACTCAAGAACAAATAATGGCATACGCGGAGTTAAACGCTGCAATAGAAAACTGCCTCAGAGCACATCATCAAGAGTATGACGACTTTGTTCTATCTGATTTCATTGTGTTGACAACCATTCAGAAGTTTGGTGCTGATGAGGATAAAGTCTTCACTCACTATCCAGCACTATTCAAAAATGGTGATATGCCGTGGTACATCATTCATGGACTTGTCCAGAAGCACACTCTCGAATTCAACAGAATGTCACTAGAAGGCAACGATAACGGATGAAACGATTCAATCGTGAACGATTGTTCGAACAAGCTAGTGATGATGGTTTTCCAAAATTTCCTATGTATAAGTATAGAGTCTGGACATATGTAAATGGTGAGAAATGGAATATTGCACAAATGATTGAAGTTGACGTCGTTGAAAATATTGCTAAGTTCGATGTAGATAAAGAAATGTGGCACAGACTCGAAACCGAACTTAGAATTAAAATAGACGAGAGGAACAGCGAATGAAGACATTTGTACTTCTCTTGATGACCTTCGCACTGCTGGCCATTCCGGCGGACGGACAATGGGTGCGCGTGTCAGATCCCGATGCTCCATGTTTCGTGCGGCTTCCGGATGGTAATTGGCCTGGCGAGTCCACGGGCCAACCATGATGATAAAAGTTCTCGTGCAAGAAGAGAAAACACGATACACTCCGAATGACGCGAATACCGATGAAACTACATACTGGCAAACAACAGACGAAATAACATCTGACAGAAAGGAAGTGGTAGCAGGGTTCCTTCGAGCCCTAGCTAATGTTCTAGACCCGCGAGGAGAATAACATGAAAGAGGGCACGTTCTGGTGGAGGCTAGTACATCTTGAACCGACAATTCTCCGTGGAGCTTTAGTCGGAATCCTTGGTCTAGCTGGTGCATTTGGAATTCTAGGTCTTGATTTCCTACCCGATACTATCCTTGGCTTTTGGGTACCGCTTATGGCATTGATACAGGTTCTTATTACCCGCCCAGCCGTAACCGCAAACGCTAGAGTCGTCGTAGAGGCACCTAATCCTATTAGCCAACCAGGAATTGTAGTCGCTGGTGAAGCCACTACCGAGGCAACTAGCAGAGAAATTCTAGAAGCAGCTAAGGATGTACCGCGTGGTTAAAGACAAACTTATTGCTTTATGTCTAAACTGTAAATGCTGCCTTGCCAAAAATAGATCACACTGCTTCATTTGCCATGACGAAGAAACAATAGAAGAACTTTGTGGATGTGGAAACTGTTTAGACATGCTGAGAGAATATGAAGACCGACAGGAGATACGTAATCGTAACCGTCAGAACAATTTTCCTCATAAGGAGTAACAATGGCGAAGTACGTCAGAGTAGAATCTCCAGTTGAAGCAATGCAGTGGCTACTTGACAATAAGGATGCAGTATTCAAGTGGCTAGATGAACAAGAAATTGCGTATTCATTCCACGAGATCACCAGTGCTGGTGAACTTATAGTCTATCTTCCTAGACCAACAATAGTTCCAGAAGAAGCTTATATCATCAAAGGATCTACGTATAATTATATTACTAGTCAAGGTTCATTCGAATCGAATCACAAGAGGGTAACTGATGAAGTGGCCGTGGACGAAAAAGCAGCAGAAAGTTAATCTCGTAGTAATGGAGTTAGTTAGCTGGTATTCAAAAGGTTTTCCAATCTTTGATGGAAGAATAGTCAATATTACGTATTCATCAGAAGAAACATTACAAATAGAAGTGGTGAGTGAAGCCAAACTCCAAGAAAAATATCATATTAATGAGTACAAGCGAGGAAGAGGCAGATGATAGTAAGTCTTGATCCTGGATCTACTACTGGCATCTGCACCTTTAATGGTGGAGAGTACAAGACGTATCACCTGAAACTTTTTGAACATGCAAAGCCACACTTCATATTGTATGGACACCTATCAGCCATCAATCCAACCGCGATCGTCTATGAGCCATTTCACCACAGGGCGGGGCAGTTGGGTGTAGTATATACCGGCGTCGAGTACATAGGAGTGATTGAATTTTGGAGTCAGGATAATAATGTACCGGTAGAAAAGATAACTCCTGGCACTGGCAAGGGTGGATTCTGGAAAGGTAATGCAAAAATAAAAGCCCTGGGCCTGTGGAATACCAAAGCGAATCCTCACGGCATGGATGCGCTGAGAATTATGCTTGCGCTACAAATGAAACATGGTCATGCTAGTCATCTGATTGAGAAACTACGATCGACATTGAGGGTGGTATGAATGGGCATAGATGGTAAATACGGAAGGGTAATAGTAGAGAACAGCACTATTGGTGAAGACGAACCAGTTGTGGTATTTAGAGCACAAGACGTATTACTTCCGAAATTGCTAAAGATCTATAAGATTCTATGTGAGATTGCTGGTTCTCCACAACGTCATCTTGATTTCATCCATGAATCAGCAATGAAAGTCAAAGATTGGCAAGCAAACAACTTCACCCAGGTTCCACGCAGTGATGCACTCAGACGGGAAAACCAGAATGATTAGGGTATATTATTATAGCAAAAAAGATGGTTTCTTGGAGCATGATGATTACGACGATGGAGCAGAATGGGAAGTTGGGGAGAACGGAAACCTGCAAATCTGGAAAACGGATAACAGCAATTTGGCAGAATATGCAGGCATGGATTGGTCAAGAGTTATGAAGGTGGAAAAGTGAGCAACATTTTCTATGATACTGAATTTCTAGAGCGTGGACACAAATACCCGATTGACCTTATATCTATTGGTATGGTTAGCGAAGATGATAAGTGGCTATATCTTATTAACAAAGATGCACCACTAGATGAAATTGCTAAACATGAGTGGTTGCGTGGAAATGTAGTACCATATCTCCCATTGAACATCTCGATTGTGCCTGATGGATTACAAATTTATTGGAATGAAGACCACCCACTCTACGGCGCAGTTGTTCCAAGAAGTGTAATCGCTGATTGCGTAAAAGATTTTGTTCTTGGCTCTGGTATTGACCCAAAGCTTTGGGCGTGGTATGGTGCCTACGATCATGTCGTGCTGGCACAGCTATTTAATACCATGGCAGAACTTCCTGATGGATTCCCTATGTGGACGAACGATCTTAAACAAGAGGTTGAAAGAGTAGGCGATCCTAGACTGCCGAGCAAAGGAAACAAAGAACACGATGCACTAGAAGACGCACGATGGGTTAAGAAATGCTATGATTGGTTAAAAGAATACGAGAAGAGGTACACTAGGGTATGATAGCTAAAGTTGGCCGCGAAGATGCGATTCTAACAATACCAGACGTTGATTCCTTAATCTGTGATGACGACAAGAATCTTACCCTCATAAGTGGAGGTAATGTTATTGGAATTTTCTTAGAAGGAGAATGGTCTTGTGTTTGGTTGGAGGAACCAAGATTCAATAATGATGTTACAGCGGTGATTCCAAAGATAAAGGAAGAATATTCCTTCCAATAGTAGGAGTGAATCAATGAGATATTTTTATGTTGGCCGTCACCATCATAAACGTAACAAATATCGAATTCTCATTTCTGCACTCTTAATCTCACCAGTTCTCATCTTGCCTGTGATGGTTGTTGCAACACCATCACCAGCATTAGCGGAACGACCAGGCGAACCTGGATATTGTAAGAAACGTCCATGGCTATGTGTAACACCAACACCATCTCCATCCGTAAGTCCTAGTGCATCACCTTCTCCTTCGGTTAGCCCATCTCCATCTATCTCGCCAAGTCCATCACCATCTGTAAGCCCTTCTCCATCTCCTAGTCCTATAACATTAAGATTGGCAGATGGTGGAACTAACCCATTCGGTACACTGTCACCAGCGTTACCTAATGCGAATACATTCTTACCGATTACTGTTTGGTTTGAATCGGTGTTGTCCAGCGAAGACACAGTCATAGACAAAGACGCTGGACTGAATGTATATGAGGTTATTACTCGTAACAGCAACTTGTCCATTGTACAATCTGCTGGAATGTTTGTATTACCACAGCAGGATGAATGGTTTGGCGGTACTGCTGGTCGTGAGTCAGGTTGGTTCATGGACGATGAAGTTGACATGACTTTAGGCCCTGGTGCTGGCTATACACACATGCAGGCAATCGAGGATCGGCTTCCACCAAATACATTACAGGTGGTTAACTATGGTAAAGGAATTCTATTCTGGGAAACCAACACCGAGGCCGCAAGATTCGTAAATGATTGGGGCCATGTAGTATCTGCCGATGCATATTGGATGACTGACCCAAACATTTGTGGAATTAGCGAAGGCGCTGTTCTGTTTGGATTAAACCGAGCACTTACACAGGCAGAATGTCATCGACCATCCAACTATGGCTTATCCGTACAACGTGTGCGAGATCTCAACAATCCAAGAGGCTCTAAGCCGACATGGGGATTTGTTGAGGTAGGATGTCCAATGACCGGAGCAGGTGCAACATGTATGCCAGCACCTTCATTGACTGCATCGGTATGGCATTCCATCATCGCCGGAGCACGAGGAATATCTTATTTCAATCACTCATTCTCCGGTAGCTGTCAAACTCAGCACGCGCTACGCGAGCCATGCTATGCCCCACAGCGGGCAGCAGTAAAGGCTGTTAATACCAGATTGATGAGTCTAGCACCAGTTATCAATGGTCCATTCGCCGATGGCTTAATTCCAGCTTTACCAGTTGGAATGCGAGTGATGACGAAATGGTACAATGATCATTTCTACATCTTCGCCGGTAAGATTGCGGCCGGATCGAGTACACCGAATTTCTTCATGCCGTGTCTCGACAATGCTACCGCAACAGTATTGGACGAAGGTAGATCAATCCCAATTACAGGTGGATCATTCACTGATACGTTCGCCGATGAAAATGCAATACACATCTATCGCATAGATGGTGGTAGTACTTGCGGATTGTAAAAACACAAGGAAAGGGTGTCCCTATCGGGCACCCTTTCTTTACGCTGTTTGTGGACCAACAATAACAACTACATCTTGTGGATTTCCATCGTCATCATATGATGTTGGAGAATGATAACGTACATCAACGTACATTGTTGGTCCAACAAACGGCCAACCTATACGTTCTGAACTCGGTATACCATGTGCCTGAATAACACCCGGTAATCCTAGTAGCTCTACGAATGCGCTACCGAATCGCTCAGAAGAAGCTATGCCGCCAGCGGCCACGACGACCGGCCCAGTGCTAACGCTGGGCGCACCGAATTTCTCGGCGCCCACGATCCCACCCGCAGCGATAATCGATGCGGCGGCAATATTTGCACTACCAAGTCTTTCGGCAGTTGCTATACCATTTGCGTTGATTGTGTATGTAGTAGTTACTGTAGAAGCGCCAAATCGCTCGGTACTCGTGATAGAACCAGCATTGATCGCTGTGATTACAGCAAACGTTGGACTTCCAATTCGTTCCGAACTGGAAATCCCATTGGCGTTTACGACAGATACCGACGCAGTGTTGGCGTTTCCTAATGTTTCTGAACTTGATATACCACCTGCATTGATTGTGGCTGTGGTGGTAACTGTAGGTGAGCCAACAATTTCAGATGTTGATATTCCTTGTGCAGTTATTGATGAAGCTGTGGCAGCAGAAGCATTACCTGATTGTTCTGATGATGGTATACCGTGTGCAGTTATAGTGTAGGTTGTGGTTACGGCCGGTGAGCCAAGTCGCTCCGCGCTAGGAATACTGGCAGCGTTAACGGCCGTGATGACTGTAGCTGACGGGTTTCCTACACGTTCACCCGAAGGTATCCCATTGACGGCAACGCTAACAGTAGTCGTCAGAGTCGGTCCACCGACTCGTTCTGAGGTTGGAATACCACCAGCACTAATTGTGTACGTTGATGTTACAGTAGGATTGCCAACACGCTCCTCTGACGGTATTCCATTTACTGCGACCGTTGAAACGCTAGCAGTATTGGCATTTCCAATAGATTCAGATGACGGTATACCATTTGCGGTGATAGTATATGTGGTTGTTATTGCAGGTGAACCAACACGTTCAGAACTTGTAACTCCATTAGCGTTGATTGTAATTGGTGCTGTTACAGTTGGATTACCAACATTCTGCTCACTTGGTATTCCATTGACAGCTACGTTCTGCGGAGCACCACCTTCTTCATGACATTTGACTAGAACTGAAATTGCAGCCCATTCGAGGTCCGCCGACGAGGTGGCCGTCCGGGTACCAGTTGCTGCATCAGAAGTAAAATATTCAGACGCCGACCGGTAGGTGGCGACACTCCCACCGACATCCCATTCGGTGTAGGGCGTCATACTACCGGGAATGGTGTAGTTGGTCGCAGCGTTGCGGGCGCCCCACGAACAGACTAATAAATTGTCAATACTACCAGATGTTGGCGTTACTGATGGTGCGACGTGCGACGTGGACGTTGTATTGGAATCTGTACTAGTACCAGTATCGTAATCCACTGCACCTTTGAAAATAAGCAGTTGAGCGTAACGTTCTTCGTCCGTTGTGCTACCATTGGCGTTTACAGTAGAGGCGCCACCTGTGGTAACGGTTCCCATCCACACTCTACCGTGATGGTCGTCCGTGCCGCCGTCAAGAGCCGGACTAAGCTTTTCAACCCATGTAGTTACAGCCGTACCTGTTGGCGTTTGCAAATTGGCGAGCGTGTAGAAGTTATTCATATGAATAAGCAGAATGGTATCGCCAACTTCTGTGTTTGCATTTAGAGTAAATGTTAGTGCAATGGTATTACTAGCGACACTTTGCTCTGAACGAATTTGAACGCATGAATCAGCCGTAGGGACAGCGCTCCTACGGACATTGCTAGAACCAGTACGGTTCACGGACTATGCCGGTTCTTCCCAAATGATCCAAGGCAAACAGTTAATAGACACTGCGAATGTTGTTCTAATTCTTAAGAACCTAGATGCTTTCACCCGTGAATGTCGACCGGGAAGAAACCAAATACTGTACCCCGTCTGTGGATGTACAAGTTGCGGATCTAGGTCGCGAGTAGTTGCGCCGATAGATCCTTCGGCGGAAGCGTTGTATCCAGTTGCAGAAGCACCGCCGACACATAGTGACGCGACCTGGTCATCCGATTCCCACTCGATCGCGGTCACTGTTGTTACAGATGCAGCGACATCGGTATCCATTAAGGTGCAGATACCAGGAACAGCATTTGCAGTAACACCATCAAACGAAACACCCCAAGCGAATACTCGGATGTCTGTAGTAGATGGAGTGGCAACCTGTAATACCGTCTTAACGACTGTCCCGGTTGCAACCACGATCGGAATGTTCGATGCTCTTGGTACTGCCATATATAGAGATCCCATAGTTACCTTCCATAGTTCATTCCGCCAGGAGGAAGCTTTCTTCCAACATTTATCATTCTTCGCTTCACATAATGATTATTTTGTACGGCTGCTCCTATTGGATGTACTGCAATTGTTTGTGCTCTCCAAGCAGCAGACACGTCAATGCCAAAAGTAGCAGGATTGTCAGTTGTTGCATTAAGTTGACGAGATGCAGCAGCAATTAAACCACCAAGGCTTGCACCAACAGTGCCACATGCTTTTTGTATCGGTGGGCTTGGTGTGTAGCTAGTTGGTGGTGTGTTTGCCCAAGTATCATCATCGGCCTCTTCGCCGGCTGAACCAAAGAATGTAATAAACAGATAATCTTTTGCGCCGCCAGTTGGAGTGACAGCCGGAGGGTCTGGAGTTGCAGACGTGCCTGTTGCAGTAGTTCCAATTTCCGGTAGTTGAACACCTGGATGCTCTGCACCAGAAATTCGAAATGTGATTGTCGCATCTCGCGTGCTGGCTGATGATGTAAACGTTGGATTAGTTTCTCCACCTGCGGCCCATCGGTATAAAATTTTCAGACCATTAGCTACAGCTTCATCTAATAATTCTGCATAATCAGTGTGAGCATTTAGCGTTGCAGATGTACTACCAATATCCATACAGATGAGAATTAAGTCGCCAGCCACGATTCCAGTTGGTAATGTAACAACATGACTTGTACCAGCCGTGTTGGTTGACGACTCGTTATTTGTAATTATAGCTGGAAATGCCATCTAGTTATCCAGTCTCCGTACGTGCGCGACAGGAGGAGAGTGCTTACAAACTGGCATCCTACTTGGTTCATCACGTCGTAAAGCTTCTGCAATGGCCGGCAGCACTTGATTCTCCAATGTCTGCCAGGTGCATCGGTCCCAGCGATCCGGCAAGTTTGGTATAGTGTTTACTAATCTAGTAGAGAACTTAACGCAGCCAAGAGCGTGAATCGTATGTCCACTCTTTGAATAACGGAATGAACACCAATCCCTAGGACATTCCGCTAGTTGCTTAACTGCACCTACCCATGGCGCAATGTCATGCTCTATCAAAATAAAACCTTGTCCAGTTCGCCACCATGCTTTGAAATGTTCACTGTAACCGAACTCGCCACTGCACATAATGACCTCATGGCATATTCCCTCGGCGCTAAGTGCCAAGTGTGCTGAGCAATTGTCATTAACAGCAGCAACGATGACGCGCATTTAAGATGCTACCCCACATACCAGCAGCCATACTGCGTCACCGGCTGGTCCTGCTGGAATAGTTAAAACTGTACCAGTGATAGTAGAGATCGCTGCTATTGTAGTTCCAGTATCAGAAACTATACCAGCGCGCTTGACGACCTTAAATGAAGAAGCAACATCTACGGTATCGGAAGCGTCAACGTCCTTCAAAGCGTATAGTGCAGTTCGCCCGCACCTACCATCTTGAAATAACTCAACGCACTGATCCGTGCCTAGTAATGCCATTAAACAATACTCCAATCAGAGTCTAAGTTCCTACTTTATCCTCTGGAGTTCCATCCCAATGAAATTCACCATTGATTCCAACTGGACGATGTACTCCGCAATGCACGCAATATGTAGCACCATAGAAGGAAGGATTGCGAGCGTAAGTTTCAGCGATTGAAGTTCCCATTGTAGTAACGACGCCACACACTTCATGCACATATGATCTACGAACAGGACGAATGAATCCTTTTGCTCGTTCCTCTTCTGATAATACTAAATAAACCTCAGCTTGTGGAACTGGTGGTCCATCTAGTGATTCAGAACCATGAGTAAGTCTTGGATCGTCAGGATCAGTTGTAGTTCCAGTCATAGTTTGAAAATCTTGTTTACGCCATTATCAAAAGTCACGACTATGTTACCGCCGTTTGGAGTCACTGGTAATCCTGAGCCTGTGGCTGGTGCAAGAGCACGCCCAGGGGATGTGATGGTCGTTGAGTTCACCGTAATGATGCGCTCGCCAACGAGAACAGAGGCATCGTTCACAGTGGCTGTCTGACCAGTTGAGAACGTCAGCACCGTTGAGTTTGGAATTCCAGCAGCAAGAACGTCTACATCAAGTGATGTACCAGCAGTAAGAGTCTTAGAGCATGTGACTATGTGTTTACCTGTGATGAGCGCAGTCATGATCGAAGACGATGGTGTGCCAGTATCTTGGTAGATCGCAACCGCTTTGACGGGGTTACCAGATACCGAAGTGAAGGTAACATCAGCGGCATCCGCTACACCAGCGATAATAGTTGGGGAAGCAATGGCCTGCGGCGTTCCCACGACACAACCATCGAAATCCGCCCAATCGTTGCCAGCAGCCGAAGGACCAAGGCATACTGCGGTTCCACCCGAGGTGTATGCCGCCGAGAAAGTAGCATTAGTGCCGGTAACCGGATCGGTGAGTTCAAAGGTGTTTGCGGCCTGGTTGGCGATTTTCCATACACCGTTCGCGGCAAGGTTGCCACCAACACTGTCCACCCAAACGATGTCCCCATTGGCGAATCCGTGAGACGTAGCAGTGATTACAATAGGCGTAGCACTGGTTGCGCCAGTGATCGGCTTGACACCAGTGTCAGTAACACTGAGGTCTAGAAGGGCGACTTTGAATGCTAGAGTATTCCAGTCTAGGGTGCCGCCCAGGAAACCCTCTCGGCCATTCTCAAAAAGCATGTTAGCCATTAATTTACCTCCGCGCAAATTACCCAAACACTCAGGTAACGAATATTTACTGGATCCTCGTTGTATGCTTCTGCATACCAACCATCTCCACCGGGACCGGCGATATATGGAAAGTTGGTGTTTACAGGCATCAGATGGTCACTGTTGTAGCCACCACCAAGCGGCTTCTTGCCTGATGGGCAATAAGTAATCGCCTGACAAAACGAAAGTGGATTACAACTTGCCATAGTGTCCAAGCCGCGCACCCATTCCCATCCAGAAACACCATTAGAACCATTGGTTCCTGCTGGACCTTGTATACCCTGCGCGCCTTGTAGTCCAGTTTGATTCCAGTCCAATGCTGTTTCTCCAGATGCACATATGCTTTCTACAACACGTAGTTTTCCATCTGATGTTTTGTAGCATCCATGAATCACTCCACCGGCATCTGGAATTGAAGCGTATGCAACGCCACCAATGAGTAATATACTAAAAATGATTCCTAGCGTAATTGTTATTCTATGTTTCATCGTGTCACTTCCTTCTTTAGTGCGGTAAAACCTTCGGCAATCCGAATTACATTGGCTGCCGTGGTGAAAACTTCTAGATCGTAGTGCCCTACGGTCCACGTATATGCAGTTGTTACATCGGAACCTATTGTTACAGCAATAATACCGACTGGTCCATTTATAACTATTTCTCCACCGGCGGATGTAGCGGAGACAAGTATATCCACTGAGTCCACGGTTGGGCGCACTTGCATCCTGGCACTATAGCCAGAAAGATTCATTGGCGTTTTATCAGGATTTCTGGCTTGAATAGTAAATTCAAACTTAGCGCCCTGCTCAAAGGCTACATCCTGTTTAGTTGCTACCATCTCTACCTCGTGGTGGTTGGAATTGGAACAACTGGTGGAACTGCTGGAATTATCTCTTCACAACCTAGACTAGTATAACCAGCGTTTATAGTGGCGAAAGATTCATCATAGATCTTCTGCTTATCGATCGGCAATGCATCACGTTGTTCTTTATCGTAAGTATTAAGAAATAAAACATAAAGAGGGCACAATACTTCATCATTAGTACGAGATTGAAAAACTTGAAGTCGATAGCCCATCACTGCTACGAATACAGTTAGCATGACATTAAGACTCAGACTAATTACCAACCAAATTATAACCTTACGCAGTTTTGAAATAGTAAGTGATGACACATGCGCTTGATCTCCTAATTGAGAAACAACACCAGCGAAGGCGGTAGAAAACACATTGACTTCATTGCGAAGTTCACGCGCTTCCTCAGCAAGATCTTCATAACTCACTTATTATCTCCATTCATTAGTTCATTATGTTGTTTTAATTCCTTTTCGAGTCGATCAGTGTATAATTCCAGCTTAGCACTAAGTTTTAGAAGTGTTTCTATAGCTTCTTTGGAATCAGCAATGATGTCCCTGGCCTCAACCAAATCTCCATTGCTCAACGATCTCGCCTTCTCTCCTCATCGTATCTTTGATCGTGTAATATTTCTGCTACCCTACCAATGACGTCGGTAGCTCTGGTTAATTGTGCGACAAACTGCTCACGAATTAATTTGTTTAGTTCGGCTAATTGGTCCTCAGCCTCATTAGCGCGAGCAATATCACGTTCATGAGATTTTATCTGCCGTTTGAATAATGCAGATACAGCATATAGCGATAGCAACGCAATAGCACCAATAGCTCCATACTGCAATAGCGTATCTTGTCCTGCGTTTTGTGCTAAAATTAAATCCATGGCATCATCGGCTTCTTTCACTGTGTCAAACAATATATTGTAATGTTAGTGCTGGCTGCCCTGATTATGGCTGTGCCAGCCGCTATGCTTTTGCTACCTTGAAGTTGATACGAATGTGGTACTAAATCGGATCCAGAAGTTAATGGTATGCTCCATTTTTGCATTACCGTTGCTCTGTCGGTTATAGCTGACATTCCAAATCTAGCCTTACGCGACTGTACCGCTCCACCATCTACCACCAAATCTCCAACTCCAACAGTTGTACCAGCTACAGTTTCTTCAAAATCGAATACGCCAATGACCTCAACATAGCTGCCGCCTCTAGGTAATAAAACATTATTTATTACTGCGCCAGTTATGTTGGTAGGTGTTGTTGTTAATGTGAGATCAGCGGATGCTTCTGCGAACGTAAATCCTTGCATCAACCATGCTGATACGTTTGGAAGTCCATCAATTACCAAATTTGATTGTAGTTTGAATTGCGAACCACCAAAGAAATTTGATCCCATCAAAACTTGTGCGTTACCAAAATTAGAAAACCAAGTTAGTGAATTACCAATCGTAGCGATACCTGAATCAATAGCCATCTGATATTGATGAACCAGTAGACCATTATGAACAGTTCCAACTGCCTTAGTAACGCTATCGTTGGGCGTACCAAACCCTGATACTAATACTTCATACAGGTAACTATCCGCATCACCACGTGACCATATTACGGCTATGAATACATCATAACCGAAGAAATTATAAAATCCAGTAACTTCTGTTGGAATCTGACTACCAGTTACAACTTTATAAGAACTATTGCCAGTACCGGAAACACTTGTATTTGGGAACTGTGGAGTTCGTTCTAATATAGACAGACGGTTTTGAAGATCCTTAATGGACTCGATGATGTCGGGGGTTGCGGCTCTATACTTTGTCATTCTTCATCTCCCTGGAAAACTACATTAGCTTCCTCAACGTTCTCAGAAGATTGTGGGTGTAGTTCCCACTTTACAATTCTTGCTGTTTGAGAGAGCCCTCGTGGAAATCTAGAATCTTCAATGTATATACTTACGTTATCGCCTAGCGACCAACTTCCGAAAACTGGATCTTTGTCAGACTTCACCGAAATTTTAGTTATGGGCATTGGTGGTCTTCTTTTCAATGCTTCCTGACTTGCCACCGTATCAAGCAAGGCTTGATTGTCAATGTCTTTTTTACCTACATCTCTATCCCAACGTGGAAATCCAGTGTTAATCAAATTTTGATGTACTACTTCCTTAGTTAACATGGTTTCACCTTCACCGGCACCTATTATAAAGATATTAGTGCCAGCTTGTGCCATCGATTCTGTGTAATAGTAGTTTGTTATTGAGCCAGGATATTCGAATACTATAACAGGAGTTGTTGCACCAAGAAAAGGATATCCAATGAGCAAGTTTTTGTTGTAAAATGTTCCCTGCTTGTTCAAAGCTATGTACCAGTCAAATCCATCGGTGGAATCAGCTATAGTTGACATAACCTCAGAATAGTATTTGAAGTCTGTTGCTAATGCCTCGACAGTCTTAGGAACAACGGTTGAAAACGAGCTTGGAACGTTTATGTTCACGTTTCTACCATTAACTGCCTGCATTGTTGTCCATAGATCGCGGAAAATATTTCTCTGTTCTACACTTGTTTGAACATAATCGGAACGTAGTAGCTGGTACTGTGGATAATTCTCAAAACTCTGAGCAAATAGTTGAACAGATTTTGCTTGACTTTGATAAGTTCTACTCCAAATAAACCCTGCCCATATAGGAAAATCATTACGTTCTACTATTACATATGTTCTGCCGGGTATAGTTGCGTCCAATAAATTTTGGTTACTTTTACCAGTTTGATCAAGATTAAATGTACCATCAAATCGTCCACCAACATTCAACTCTAAATCCATGAATACTCCATAGAGCGGGATCTCTTCTACAACAGACTCCGCTCTCATGGATGAGAAAATATACCTGTAATCGCTCACTTTTCCGTCGCAATTTTCTCATTCGCAAACATGCGTACAACGGTCACTTGCCTGGCTCCAGGATATTCTTGTTGTACAAATCCAGCCTTATCATCATACCAGGCAAACTGCACAGCAGCAGCATTCTTAGCAATAGTTGTTTCTTTAGTTAATTCAAAAGCACTTTTCCCTTTATCTTCATAAAAAACCTTAGCGGTGTCAATAGCCTCATCCGGTGTAGCAAAGCCAGTACCATCGATAACTAGTCCATGTCCTTCTATGTGTTGTTCTCCCATGTCAATTCTCCTATGATGCCGTTGAAGTAAAGAACGTACCACCGATACTTAACACGTCACTCACGGTCCAGGTGAATGGTTGCGTAGCCGAAGCGTTGCCAGATACACCAGTAGCTGAATATGTACCAACTCTGTTAATGCCTGGTGGTGAAACAAGAAGACGCGCTGAACCAGGATAGACAATGGCCGCAGAGTTATCATTCATCATCACACCGAGGTATAAGTTGTCAAAGTTAGGAACTAAAGGCATCGTAAAGTTCCAACTTCCAGTGCCACCAGTAGTTGTACTTCCCCATGTGAGGCGGATGAAAATGTGAACAGAAAAACCGACGTGTTTGTATCGACAAATAATTGCGCCATCCCCGACGGATGGAGCGGTTCCAGAAGAGGACCACACAGGTACGAAGGATGATGTCCAGCTTTTCCACATTTCTGGATCAGCAATTCTTTCCCATGCAGATCCAGAATCGCGTTCTAAGAGATTCAAATCTTGTCGATCTCGATAACGTCCCTCAATACCAAAGGTTGGTAAATCACCACCTGCATCAACAGGGAAAATACCTTTACCTAGATATCGTCTTGTGTCGGTAATGTTTGCATTAACTATAGATGATGCCGCCGCTGCCACGGCAATCTGCGCTAAAGTTATGGAATTAGCTGGTGCGGATGGCGCTGATGGAGAGCCGGCCGGAGTTCCATCTACGACAACTAACGAACTAAGATTATTTGCTCCAGAGTATTGTGAATCCTCAACCTTAAATACTATAATGTCAATGCGTGCAAGAGTTGCATGAGCAGCCGTAATAGAAATCGTAAAGTCGGCATCGTTCATAACGCCGTATGCGCCTTGCTTTGACGATTCAGTTCCAGCAACTTCAGCAGTGCCACTTTTAACTATTACAGCCATAGATGGAGAACCAGTTTGTGTTACTTGAAGTTGATTACCTTTCCCCTGACTAATACCGCTTTTTGGCACTAGCGATGTAGCATTAAGTACACCTTCGGATGCATAGACAAAGTTCCGCATTTGT